TGCGTAGTCGATGCCTGCTGGCTCTTGATCTTCGTAGTTGCGATAGATACGGCACTCGACTAGGACGTAGCCCTTTTCAAGATTGACGTCCATAATTGATGTGTGGATTTTGCCTGTTGGATAGGTAGCCCAGAATCGCTGAATGCGTGCAGCTACATCTTCATAATTATCTAAGAAGCTCACTTAGCCACCGCCTGAGCTGATGCGTGACGGCCTACGGCTCGACCGCGTTGATAGCCTTCTTTGTGGCCTTCTTTGTAGCCCATTGTGTAGCTCACAATCGACCAAAGAATACAGGCCAGACACATAAACAAAAATAAACCGATTTCACCTGATGTCATTTTTTGCTCCCGTGGGAGCCTTGTCGAATGCTCCCAGATACAGAGTGACATCGATGGCCGACAATTTCAAGATTGACGTCGGCGTGTCTATTTCTTGATAGCAATCTCCAGCAATAGTTGATCTAAACGTGCCTCAATTCGAGACACCTGATCCTTGAGACTGTTGCCACCATTCGGTGAAAGCTCTCGCATGATCGACTTCACCATGAATCTCATTGACGAATAGATGGCAGTCAGCACCGCAAGAACAAGCCCACCGACCGCCGTCCATTCGCCTACGCTCACTTCTGGCGACCGAAAGAAATGTCGTTCGGATTAGCCCAGCGTGCCAACATTGGAACAAGACCAGCGATAAGCCCCATCGCTAAATCCTTTGGATTCGTATTGCCTGTCATATAGACGGCTAACATTCCGGCCACTGATGATCTAGCCCATGATGCCGCGAGTGCCTTAAATTGTGTCATTTCTTCTTCTCCTTTTTCGGCTTTGCCTGTGGAAGTGGCTCGACCACTGGATATTCTCCAGCATAAGCAACAAGCTTTGGCCTAGCAAAACCAACAATTTCCTTGCCGATATAGCGTTGCTTGACCATCACCATTCCGCCGTTGCGCTGGTCGCCTTCTCCGGACGTGTTGCCTTCAATGCAGAGGACGCTAGTCTTGCCGACCTTGACCACAATGCCAATGTGGCTGATGCGATCAATGCCATCGTGTGGAAAGTCCATAAAGCATAAATCTCCAAGCTGCGGCTTATCCTCAATCCATCGGCCAAGCTCTTTCATCTTATGAGCTCCAGCAGCCGTTGAAACCATTGATGGGATCTTGACGCCGGCGGTGTGAAAGACCCAGTTGCAGAAGGATCCGCACCAGGGCAATCCATCGGCTTTTGTGAACTTGCCGTACTTTGTCAGATTATCGCCAGTCTCGACTGTGCCGACTTCAGCTAGTGCGACTTCGATAATCCGTGCAGCAGTGCCGTCCGGATAAATCTTAGTCAAGTGTTCCACTTATAGCCCAAGTGCCTTCAAGTCATCAGCAGTCAATCCAAGTGCTTCAAGTTTAGCCGTTGCGCTTGCTTTGTCTGTTTCGGCCTTTGCCTTAGCAGTAATTTCATCTGCTTTAACTTGTTCAATAGCAGCGTCAATTTCAGCCTGTGTAGGGGCTTTTCCGTCTAGTTTGTCGAATTTAACTGTTGAATAATCTTGCTCATTGAAAGAAAACTCTGAACCTGGGCGTAGTTTCCAAATTGCTTCTGCTAAGTAATCCTTATACATAATTATGCTCCAATCTCAAAGAGTGTTATGACAGATGGCTTGTTGATGTATTGCCAAGTAACAAGCATTGAGTTTGCGGCAGTGTCAATTTTTGCCTGCATTTTGTATGTTATTGCTGATGTCGTATTTGGAGAATCATAATACTGAACATTTACTTGGTTTAACATACCTGGATTATTCCAAATAAATCCGTATGAATTCCAATCAACAAGACTTGTTGCGTCTCTTAATAATTTTGCACCAGCGTAAGCAATAACTGCCGAAGCACTAACCGCGCAGGAACCAGAAATCATCACAAGGATTTTTGAGGTTGCTAATGTTGGCGTTATAGTTGCGGTTAATCCTGTCACATCTGTAAAAGTTGTCGTGGCGTTTGAATATGAACTTGTTGTAGTTGCACTCACTACCTGAAGCAATTTGCCACCGCCTGAAGGCGTAGCCCATTTCAAGCCAGTAGCAGCGGTACTATCCGCCACAAGTGTTTGGCCGTTTGTGCCAACACCTAGACGCGCATCGACTGTGCTAAAAGTAAATAAATCGCCCTTAGTTGTTAGTGGTGTCTGATCCGTAGGAGTGACCCACGTAAAGTCCATATTCGTTCCGCTTGTTTTAGATAAGACCTGACCAGTTGTTCCACCGAGTAGATCTTGCAGCGACGTATCAACGCCTTGGCCAAATGTGTTGAAATCTGCTGGGAGATTCGTAACGAGCGAAGAGCTCGTCGGCATGACCCAGCCGAAGTAGGTAGTTGGATTTGCCATCGTTTCTCCTTAATTGACGACTAGCGCGTCTGCGTAGTCAAGTGTAGGGCTGAGAGTATTAAAAGTTTCAGCGACACTTACATCTTGCCATTCCATAGCCTGAAGTGAAAACGGCAGTGGCGAGACAAGAAGTGTCACTGAGAGCTCGTTGAAAGAAGCTTGGAATCGCCAGCCCTCAACGAAGCCCAAGAAGTTTCCAGATTGCATATTGGCCGGCAGATTAGCTAGCGAAATCGGCTGACCCATAAACACATTGATAAGAGCGTCACGATCTGCATCATCGACCTCTGGATTGGTCAATGCGAATGTGATGGATTCTAGAAATGCCTGTGGCTGGGCTCGTAACGTCAGATAGAAATTGGCCTGATCTTCGGCATCGGTCGCGTGCTGTAGCGAAGTCGTAATCTGTTGCGCTAGTTTTCCATAGAGTGCGATTGAAGCTGCATCGGTAGCCTCTTCAATACCAGACTTCCAGACGATAGCAACGTCGTTGCGAATATCTCCGGCCTTAATTTGAATCTTAATTCCACGGCCTAGAGCTTGATTAGCGTCTAGATCTGTATAGCCGTTAGTGGCTAAGTAAGTCGAACGATGCGTCGAATCGGCATAAGAAATCTGACCTTGAGCATTTTCGTAGATATATCCAAGTCCGGAAGTAGCAAGGTCTGCCACCAGATTCCACGTAATCGTCTGATTAGATCCACGCGCTGCCAGCTCATAATTGCCTGGACGATCTATCTCGCCAAGCCCTGTATTTTCTGCATCAGCCCACGTCTGCGTCGCTGGCGTGTAAGTCGCCCACGTAAGAGCTGCTGGAACCTCTGACCAGTTATTGACGAGTAAATCTTCCAGAATTGTATAAATCTGGTCGCCGTCGAAATCCTTAGACAAGACGCCCAGAGTTAAGGCCTTCTGAAGCCTTGAGAGGGCTCCTAGAGCCGTGATGGTGACTTCCTGAGTAATTGACACTGACCCAGTCTGCGACACTGTCACGGCGACGTCCACAATAGATCCGCCAAAGATTGGCACATAAGCTCCGGCCGTGTCTTTGACCTGAATCGAGACTGCGTCATTGATTTCGGCCGTGATAGCGCCAAGATTAAGATTGATGAGATTGAGAGTGCAATAGCCGGCTTGCGCCTGCGTGTAGATATTCGTGCGCCCTGATGTAATTGAAAGATTGGCTAGAACGACGTCAGTGTATTCAATGCCTTGAATTAAGACTTTCCACTCTGGAGCCCACTGTGTCATTAGACGGCCTGAAGTGCGCCGGCTCCGCCAGTGCCACGATAGAAGGAATCATTAAGCACATTGACGATTGTGCGAGCCGTGCCTTCGGCATCGATTGCGCCATTGACTGTCACATTTATCCGAGCGGCATTCTGAGAATCCGTAAATCCTCCTCCGCCCATAGCAGCTAAACGAGCCGCATTCTGTGAGTCTGTAAAGCCTCCGCCTACGCGAACCGCGCCCGATGCGGCTGATGAGACTCCACCGCCGGAAGTAGTTGTAGATCCTGTTCCAGTGGAAGCGGACACACTGGGAACCGAGATTGTAGGAATGCTAGGTGTCGAAGTAGTTGTCTTTGGAATCGTGACTGTTGGAACGCTGACTTGCGGAGCTGAGATCTGTGAGACGTTAGGCAAGAATGGAATTGAGTTATAGACACGAATCAGAGCATTGATTCCAGCAACGGCTCCAGCAATCAATCCGTTCAAGCCTTTGATGACCGCACCGATAACATTGATAACTCCGCCAGCAATCTCGCCGACTACCTTGAACGCTCCGCCTAAGACTGTAACTAGAACCGGCACGACATACTTTTGAATAAATCCAATAAACTCTGTGAAGGCTTCTTTGTTGTTATCGATGGCGTCCGTAATTGGCTTAAAGAAGTCAGCAAACTTTCCAAGTGCCGGCACAACCTCATTTACGATAAACTCAACAAGTCGCTGAATAATTGGCAGAAGTTGCGCGCCGACTGTTTCTTTAGCTTCATCAAGTGTGACTTTTAGAATCTCAAGTCGTCCGGCGAATGTATCTGCGTTAGCTGCTGCCGCGCCACCAAAGAGATCTGAAAGTTTTGTCTGCACTTCTGTGAATGACATCGCTTTTAATTCGGCTGCGGATAGTCCGATGCCTAGCTTGCCAAGAGACGCAGTATTTCCATCGTATGCGCGACCAAGACTATTCGCGACCGCATCGAGCCCCTTGCCAGTCGATTGAGAAATATCTAACGCAAGAGTGAGAAGATCTTGAGCCTTTGTAACATCACCGGTCGAAAGAGCCAAGCGAGATAAGGCTGGACGCAGTTTATCGTCTGCAACGCCTGTGGCTAAAGATGTCTTAAGGATCTGCTTTTCGACTGACTTAATCATGTCATCAGTCGCGCCTGTTGCATTCTTTAACGCAGTAGCAAGGCGAATCTGAGCAGCTTCATCTTCGATTGCAGCTTTAACTCCATCGACTGCAAGCTTGATGGCATAGGCTCCAGCAGCAGCTCCGGCGGCTGCGAATGCCAGTCCTGCCTTCTTACTAAACTCGCCCATCTTTGACGATGAGTTATCCACGTCTCCGTTAGCTGACGCTAGTGATTTTTTGAGTTGATCTACATCAGCAAGAATCGAGAGCTTGAGTGTGCGCGATTGTCCGGCCATTTACCACTCCTTCAAGATTCGGTCGAAAGCATTTTCCCACTT